AGTAAGAACTCCTGCCCTGATTGGCAGGTTACTTCGTGGATGTTTCGGGTGTGCTTGGTGGCTGGTAGGATCATGAGAGGCTTTTAAGTTTGGCATTCTCGGCTTGGAGTTCGTGGATGGTATGTTCCATTTCCTCAAGTCGTTGACGCAAACTTACGACCTCGTTACGAAGTTGTGTTAATTCTTTGTTTTGGGACTCGCTGGTAGCCTGCCACATAGCGAGGACCGCTTGGGCTTGCCTGACTTGCAGGGAGTCCGATTCGACACGGCCCTTTGTAAACCAAGCGACCGCCCCACCGACGATTGCTGCAACGCTCCCGACGATGGTGGTTTCGATTAGATTCACTTCTTGACCTTTACTTTATCGATTGTCATCCAACCAACTGAAAGCAAGGTGATTAATGCACCAATAATCTCTTGCAAAGTTTCGGTGTCTAACAAGCCTTTAGCGACGAGGGTTCCACCGATGAAGGTGAGAAGGTGGCGAAGTAAAGCGATGACTGCTGATTTCATTATTGGGAGTTTAGGGGTTTCGGGGTTGCGTTTGCGGAATAATCTCATAGGGATTTGTGTTCGTTGTAGTCCTCCGTGTATTGCTCGTCCCATCCAAGGAAGGAGTGAACTCCGCAGGGTTCGGGCCAAGTTTCGTACTGGGTAGCCTCTTCGGGTGCGTCGCCCTCCCAAAGGATGTCATAGCAGATAAAGCCATCCAAGACCCCAAGGCCAACCGCAGCGGTCGTGCCTGTGCATAGAGCCAGCACCTTGTCAGCGTCGGCCTGCTTGGGGAATGCGTACTTGCGGAAGGTAGCCATTAGAGAGTCGTAAGGGCTGCGAGTTCGGAGTCGGTTAGACGGGTCGTGTAGAGGGCAGCAGCACGGATGCGGTCGTTTAAGAATGCCCCATCTGTTGCGGATGTCCCTAATCCGATTTTATTTGAAGCGGGAACGCCTTTTGATGCCGTGCTTGCATACGCTGTGCCATTAAGTGCAAAACAATAATCATCCGTTTTATAGCCTAAGGCCATTTTGTAAACGCCACCCGTTGCTGGTATGGTTGGGATTGTAACCGTATAATTTGCATTTGCACCTGCAATTCTTATTATGGCTATTAAAGATGTTGCAGACGCAAAGGCTATTTGGATTCTATTTGAGTCGCTTCCATCGCTAATTGTAATCAATGGGCTTGTGTTTACTCTGCTCAATACGACCTCCGCATAAATCGTCCCCTCCGTCTGCCCGATGCAACCGCTGACTGCGCCTGATAGGGTTACCACGTCTGCGTTGCGAGTTATCGAGCCGGTGGTTGTGGGGATGTAGGAGGTGGCGACGGAGCCTGCCTCCATCTGCGCTCCCCAAGTGTATGCGGTGAGATTGAGGGCACCCGATGCAGGCCAAGAGATACTACCGCTTGAAGACGCAAGGTTAAAGTAAACCGTTCCTGATAAATCACTCGATGCGATAGTGTAAGGGGCGGAAATGCAACGATACCAGCCATCCCCGTAATTTTCAATCGAAGCCCCAGCAGTTATAGCGGTACCACTTGCAAGGTTAAAAAAAGATGAGGACGTGCCACTTCCTCCAGTAAATAAACTAAATGCAATAGCGCAAAAATTCAGTGGATTAGTCGTTCCCGCCTTAACAAATAAACTGAAACGATAAGTACCTGACGCATTAACAATAAGGGACGCTGCTCCATATCGAGAATTTTGTGTGTTTCCAGACGCTGCCCCTCCAACGTATTTGTTGATTGAACCACTCGCTCCATCGGGGGCAAGGAAGTCCGTGCTACCAGTCGTAAGTGTAACGCCACCTGATACCGTTGGGGTATCGAGGCCAGTCATCAAATTGACATTTGGTGCAAAATTGGTCGCAGCAGGCTCAACGAGCAACGCAGGGCAGCCAGCCGTTCCACCGCTGGTATAGTAGTCCAAGCGAGGCACACCCGAAGCCACGACCTCAATGAATCCACTTGCGTTGACCCTTGTTGCCGTAGTTGCACGGGTTACATTGAAGTCGCCCGATGCACCAAGGACCACACCGCCCGAAGTCGTTGCTAAGGGGGTGTAGAGTTTGCCCGTCTTAAAGCGAGCAGGGACAAGGATTAACGATGGTGTCGGCATTCTTAGAAGTTGTAGATTGCAGCAAAGCGATTGAACAGGCATCCATCCACGGCAGCCTCGGCAGCGGTTGCACCGTCAGTCGTAGCCCTTGCGTTGAACAAGGCCCACACCCCAGCAGCGACTCCGCCTTGGAGCATATTGGTCGGGTAGCCGTAGCCGTAGCCGATTAGCATTAGAGGAATGTGTAACCGATGACGGAACCTGCGCTTGGAGTTACCGCAGTAATCTTGCCTCCGTTTCGACCGCTGATAACGATGCCAGCGGAAATAGAAGCCCCCGAAAAGTTGTAAGCGGTTAGCAGGTTCTCACTTCCAGTTCCGGTAAGGGTTGTGAAGGTCGCAGCGGTGTTGACTACCAAGAAGTCGTAGTTTTTCCCGGTAACGGTTCCGTTGATGAACTCCATCGTACCGCCTTGGCCAAGCATTTGTTGCAATATGGGTGTAGGCATTTTTTAGCGTTTAATTGTAAATGTAGATTAGGTCGGAATTTCACAAACCGAGTGTCCGTAAGGGATTTCAAAAGTCATCGTCGCCTGCCAACCTGCCGTGCGGTCATCCCGGCTCTCTACAAACCTCGTAAGGCTCACGCTGGATGAGAGGGTCCAGTCCTCGTTCGGGTCGTTTGTAAGCGATGATATGAAGTCCTGTGCGATTTGTAACTGGTCGCTTAGGACCTCATCCTCGTTGTCCTGCCAACCCAACGTAGGGCTGCCCGAAACCACTCCGCCCATCGGCTTGATGGACTCCACCCTGTCGCTAAAATAGACACCGACCACCAAGTCCAAAGTCCCAGCGTCAGTAGTTGCTGACTGCACGTCCGCAAATACGAGCGGATAGACGATGCGTTCACGGCTTGGGGTTCGCAGGTTTATCGTGTTGTCCGTGCCGATTGCAAGAGGGTCGCCCGTCCCGAAGGAGTTGACCTGAGGATGGTTGTTGGCAAGGTCCAGCAGGGCTTGCTTGATTTTTATCCAAGACATAGTTTTGCAGCTTCAGTATGTTTTTTTTGTGTGCGCCCATCGTTAGCAGTCATTACAAGCCCCGAATTGACCGTAGGGGTAGGGGTAGTCAAGGTTGCTGATTCCCATTCGCCTGTTGCGGTCCAATACCATCCCGGTTCGGTAATTCGTAGCGTTCGGGTAAATGGTATCCAAAGCAGAAGGAGGCGAGTTCCAAAGAGGGTAGGAGTTGCGGTTCTCCATTAGGTAGCGGGTAATGCGCTCGGAGTACCACTCGGCATCGTTCTTCACTTTGTCGGTCAGCCGGGTGATTTCTTCCATGCTCATTTGGGAGGATTCCTCGCTCGTTCTACGAACCATCCCCTTGTTCATGTACTTGAACGCCAACACCATCGGCAACTCGTAGTAGAGCCATTGAATCATCGCAGGCTGAATGTAGTCCTCCAAGAGCGTTTGGTTGAGCGCAGACGTTGAACCGCTGACGACCTGCGTAACCAATTCCCCGTAGAGTGCAGAGCCAACGATTGGCTGAATCCGCATCTCCTGCACCTTGATGACCGTTGGACGGATTTGGGTGTAGGATACGTTCTCGTTGATTATCGAGTTGTCGAGCAGCGTTTCTTCGCTTATGAATAGTGCCTTCATGCCTTCGTGATTTTATTGCCTTTGCGGATTACCAACTGCTGCTCCCATACATGGCGACATTGGGGGCGATTCACTCCGCTCGGTGTGTGATACCAACCGCCTCTGCGATTCCAAACGGAATATCCCATGATTGCAGAAATCCCGTCGATGTCCTCCCTTGTGTAAACCTTGCCCTGACCGGCCAAGTCAAGCATCACCTTGCAGAACTCACGACTGGAGCCTTTGTCTTTGTTGCTAAAGCCTGTGGCCCATGCATACTTGTAACGCACCTCCAAGACTGGCTCTGCAACTTCCTTCACGTTCTTTGGAAGGTTCTGCTCGGCAATCTTGTCCACGGCCCTGCTGATTGGGTAGCGGTCTTTTGTGATTAGGTAAGCGACCCGTTTGGCAACCTTCGCCTTGCTGACCCCGAACTCCTTTGCCATTTCTTCAACCGATGCGTCCCGGTTCTTCTTGCGATAAGCCTCAATCTTGAGGTCCAATTCTTTTTCTTCTTCGCCTAATTCGGCAAAGGCCAACCGTATGTTTTCGTCGATGTTGGTGTCGAACCGCATCGGCTTTGAGTGCATGACATGGTAATCGTCTGCATGACATCCGAACTTACTTGCAACCACTTCCAAGACCTTGAACTCTTCGTCGCCCCATCCGTAATCTTCGTCGTCATCTTGACCCCAAGTAGGCTCGCTGAACTCTTGGGACTGAACGCCCAGCATCGTGTCAATCTCTTGGGCAGACAAACCGAATCCTGCTGACAACATGGTCCGAGCCATTTCCAGCGTGATTTTCTCTTGCATATACTGACGCACGATTCTCATCAGGTTTTGGTACTCACGGCCTGATAGTTTCTTGATGTTCTCGTTTGATGCCAAGCCTTGCGGTGCAGTAGGTTCAGGGCTGACCTCTACGGCTGCAGTTGCTCCTGCAAGACCCGAACCCTCTGCCTTTGCAGGCAAGGACACCAAGGCCCTAATTTCGTTGGCTGACATGGATTCCAAAACCTTGTTGGCAACCAACGGAGAGAGTGAATTGATAGCCGTGATAACGTCTTGGACGCTTGATTCAGTCTTGATTTCAATCGGTGGCAAGCCTGCTTTCTCACGCAGTTCTGCGGGGGTCATGGCTTGAAGGAGAGCCTCTTCGCTCAACTGCTCCGTGATGGGGTTGGTAGGAATCAACTCCATCCCTTCCACACCGTTGAAGGATCCCAAGTAGTTGATCATCCGCTCCACCTTCTGCACCCGGTCGTTGACGTAGGTCGCCTTGAATAGTTCGTAGGCTTCGACCAATTCGTTGCGTCCACCCAATTGGCCTTCGGTCTTGACTCCGAATAGCATGGGGTTGGTTACACGGTGTGCGATAAAGATTTCTTGTTGGATTGCTTTGTTCAAAATCTCGAACTGCTTATCCATATCGGACGGAGTCAGCGGTTCAAGTGTAGGGGCCTTTGCTGCGTCGTCGTTGAAGGTTACAACGAAGCGACCAGCGTTATCCGTACCGCTGAACTTTCGTTTGATTTGCCTCTCAATGTCGCCCTGTTCTTCGGGGGTCGGGATGCCGTTGTTGAAGTTTATCAAGTAACCGCCCCAAAAGTTGTTGCGAAGGTTGTTGTTGTGGAAGTTCGCCACTTGCACATCTGCTTCAATCCAAGCGTTCCCTCCGATGTATTCGGGCAAAGGATAGTGCTTCACGCCTGCTGCATAGACCCTGTAATAAAACAACTGCTTACCAAGGCGGTTCTCCGGGTCGAATGCCGGTATCTTCTCGATGTCCCCGACCTTCGGGAACAACTGCATCATGTCGTCGTTGTACCAGTCAGCGACCTGAAACATCTTATCCTCTTTGTCAACCCGTATTTTCTCAAAGGGAACATGCTCCATCTTGGCGATGGTCCCAAGTTTGGACCAAGTAACCGCAACCGCAAAGCCGTTGAAAATCTCTAAGTCCAAGACCAGTTTCTCCGTGATGTCGTTGAGGTCCTCCGTGCTGGAAAGTCCGTCGAAGAACTTGATGAACCGGGCTTGTTGTTCTACGGTCAAGTCATCCCCTGCCTGCCAGCCTCCGCCCATGATGTAGTTCACCTTTCCGTTGACGATAGCGTTGTGCTTTGACGACCTGCGATAGTTGTCCAGCAGGTAGTAAGGGTATTCGTTCGCAAAGCCGTAGGTGATGTACTTGCCGGAGCGGTTCTCCAGCATCACGGGGACCTTATGCTCTATCCCCAACCATTGGGTGAAGTGCTGCGTTGACTTGCTCATAGAGTGTGTACGGTGAATGAAAGGGCTGAAATGGTGATACTTGCACCGCTATCAATTGCGTTGATGTAGATTGTGAACTCATCGTTGACCGCACCCGTAACGTAGGCCTCGGTGTAAATCGCATGGCCGTTGTTGTG